CATATGCCGCCGCCGTCATAACCTTATTTGTACCAAACCACTTATTATCTTCGGCCCATTCTTCAGCTCGTGGGTCTGGCTTTTGCACCTGTTGCTTGGGTGCTTGTTGTCGAGGTGCATTATCTTGCTGTTCTAGATAAGCTTTACGCACCTTTAATAATTTCAAATCTGTGGAAGCATCATTCATAGCTTCCTGAGCATCAATTATAGCTCCTTTATCTCCAGCTTCAAAGGCGTCAGAGAAACTTTTCTTGGCGAATTTTACCTTATCACCAAGAAGTTGCTCATCTGAATTTAAGTTGGCTGTTTCAGCATTCTTGCTGTGATGCATTAGATTGCCGACTTGATTACGCAAAGCATCTGCTTCTGATGCTATCTGAGCTGCAGCTTCCCGAGCTTCATTACGTTGTCGAACAAGTTGTCTAATACGTTTTTGAGCGCCAGAGTCCTCTTTCTTAGGAGCATCTTCTTCCGGCTCAACCTCAAAATTTGCTTCTTCAGTAGCTTCTGCCTCTACTGTAATGTCCTCAGTCATTCTACTCTCCGTAGGTTGCGAGTCCAAACGATTACGCTATGCCAAAATCTAGCATAAATATCTGTAACAACAAAATTTTATTTGTTTACTTCTATATGATGCTCCTATTCAGGTTTAACAATAATGTTGTCCTGAAGAACAACTTCTCCAACCACAAAACATATAGCTATAATAGTCTCTTGATCAACTTGAGATACTGGCTCCAGGGTTGTCATTGAACAAATATCTATTTGGGGTAAAAGACAGCGAGCATTGCTGGCAGCCAGCTCCAAGTAAGTTTTTATGTCTTCTGCTGATGGAGGACTCCAACTGCTGATATCCTGTAATTGTTTACAAATATAGGCTGCTCTTCGGCGTTGACCTACAGATAAGTGTTTATTACGTGAACTGGTTGGTAGACCATCTTGATCTCTGTAGATAGGTATTCTAATTACTTTGGTAGAAAGGCCCGCCTCTTCAATAAAATGTTTAATGAGAACTTCATAATAGAAATCTTTTTGTCCTAGGACTGCCACATCAGCTTTACAAGCTTCTAATTGTTTAGGCCAAATTTGCATTATGTACTCTACATAAGGTCTACTCATAAATTTTTTAAGTGTGTCGTTAGTCTTGGAAACATCATAATAGCCCCAAAAATCTTTATTGGGGTAATAACAAAAAGTATCTACCTGAGCATCCTCACAAAACTTAATGTCTATATTTAAGAGAGTCTTTCTATAAATTTCTTTGTTTTCTGCAGTTATAGCTTCATCAGACGCATAATTTGTAGTTCCATCTACAGTCAAAATTATATGGTCCGAATGCTTTTTAGCTTCTTGTATTAACTCAAGATGTCCCTGATGTAAATCTCCATATGTATCTATTTCAGATATAATTTTATTTTGGTCTTTTAGGCTTTGAGTATAAGCCCTCATACCTTCACAAGATTCTATAATTTTCATTTCGGTTTTACCAATATATTGTCAATCAGATAAAGTTCACCAAATACCCCTGCTACAACAACAACTGCATCTCTTTCAAGACGCTCTAAACTTTTTCCAGTTTTATAGTCATGTATAGCAACAAAACTTACTTCACTTCTAGCATTTTTTAATGCATCTCGCAAAAAACTTTTTATCTCGTTGGTGGAACTATTTAAAGGCCACTCATATACCTCCTGCAATTTTTTACAAACATGCATAGCTCTTTTTAATTGCCCTGCAGTTAAGAATTTATTTCTAGAGGATGAGGGTAAACCACTTGAATCTCTTATGATAGGAACTACTATAGGTTTAATTTTATAATTAAAATCCTTAAGCAGATATACTATAGACATAGTTTGATAAATATCTTTTTGGCCTAGCATACTTACATCAGGCAGTAAAATATTAAAATCTTTAATGAAGGATAGAATATGATGAGGAGAAACTAACAACTCGCTAAAAGTCTGATTAAAAAATTTACCTTCTTTTAACAAAGCTTCGGAATAAGGGTTAGTTACACTTATGTTGGTTATTTTTTCTTCATACATCTCCCACATCGAGGGAGTAAAAAACATATCGACTTTATTTTCTTTTGTTATCTGTATATCATTTTCAAAATCATTATCTAGATAATATTTTTCACGTTTTTTAAATCGAGATTTTCGCCACAGCATAAATTCTTGAGGAAAATCAATCATTACTATGACAATGTCTGCATTTTCTTTAGCTATTTTTACTAGCTCCATATGACCTTTATGTAAGTCTCCACCAGTATTTACTGTGGCAATAGTTTTTCCCTCAGCCTTTACCTGCTTGCAATAATCATGAGCTTCTTCAATTGATTTTATAATATGCATTATTTTTCAAATCTATTCCAACTCATCTATCAGCCAACCATCATCCAGTATAGAATGATCAAAGGCTTGCGTCTTACCAATTAAAGCCTCTGCTTCAGCTTTAACCTCTTCATATTTATCTTTGTTGTTTTCAAGCATTTCCCAATTGTCAAGCTCACCCCTGAAATGTATAAGAACTTGCTCCATAATTTTTCCTGGGGTTAGATCAGGTACGCCCATGTGTATAGGGTAAGGTATATCTCTTACACCTGAGTTAGTAACATCTACACAAGACAATTTTACTTGCAAGGTAGCCTGTTCAGCATTATGATTTAGTACGCGGTATATATATTTCATTTAAATTTTGGGCCTCCTACCCATATTACCATACTCTTTCTAATTCCTTTAGTTACTGGGGTAACTCTATGTAAAGTCCAACTAGGAAAAGCTATTACTCTGCCTTTTTTAAGTGGCAATATTTGATTTTCGACTCCGGTTTTTATTTCAAAATCCCCGCCTTCGTATTCATTAGAATCTAAAAGATTTAAAATCATACTTAACTTTCTAGGTGGTCTGTCTTCACCTGGACCTTTATCTATATGCCAATTATATTCTGAATGATAATTATCTAGAGATGCTTTTTCTTTCTCATCAGATTTATGTAATGGATCATAAGTAGTATATTGAAAAGGTTCATGAAAACCACTTAAATCAAAATCAAAATAAGAACTATTTAACATTCTACATATATGAGTTAATTTATCTAAAATAAAAGGAGCATGTTTTACAAGTAAATCAGCGTCCATAAAATTAACTAAACTATGTCTAATGTCTCCTACATATTCTCCCTCAGGAGTAGTTCCAACCACTGCATATTTTTTAGGTTTTGAATCCCCCAGTTTAATTATAGTTTCTAATTCTTCATCTGAAAAAGCATCGTCCCAATATGCCCATTGCTCTTCTTTTCGACCATCTGGTGGAGGACATAACAACCAATTCATTTCCTGACCCACAATCTATCTCTATAGTAACTTTCATGTGAACCACGTCTTCGTCTAACTTTTTCTAGCTCTTCTAGTTCCTTTGATGTCTGTAATCTACATTTAAAATCCTTCTTCAATACATTCCTGGGAATAGGGATAACCTGAACAAGGGGTGTTCCTGCTTCTATTATACCATCGTATTTAGGCTTTTTCCAAATGAAAGGAAAATTAATGTACTCAGGATATTTATCACAATCTACTAGACCTGCAATACATTCAAATCTTTCATCTGGTCTATTAAACGGAGAAACAAAATATACAGACCAGCCTTTCCTAACTTTAATTTGCCAATAATTTATAAACTTTAATGGTGGTACAGGATGTGATGGATGCTTTATCTTTCCTGATAGCTGATGTAACTCATGATTTTCTACAAGAGTCTTATGATATTTCCATTCAAAATCTAGGCTTGAACTATCTTCATTTACTTTAAAGTAAACATCTGCTGCTAAAGGTATTATCCATCCCACCTGCATAGCATCTAAAAAGGGAGGACATCTTTTTATTGTGCTAGCTCCAAACCTAGTATGTATCTTATTGTCTAACTTTTTATACCAGTCAGGAATTAGTTTTCTAGCCGGGTAGGGTTTTGGAATTACTTCATAGTCATCTGCTGAAGCAATAAATTCTATTGTGGAGGCCATGATATTGTTGTTGTCCCTGCTGATCCGCCGCTACCTATAGTTATAGTATAATCGTTCTGCTCTTTCAAGAAATCACTTGCATTTCCTGAAGTGCCGGGATTACCTGAATTTCCTGCGCCACCTGAATTACCTGGAGAACCTGAACCTCCTGAACCTCCCGAACCACCTGAACCGCCTGGATTAGCGTTTCCAGCATTTCCTTCATTGCCACTAGAGCCTGTATTTCCTGCGCTGCCAGAAGTACCTGGAGTACCTGTAGCATTAGTACCACCTGTATTTCCTGCACCGCCATTACCACCGCTATCATTTGAAGCACTGCCTGGAGTTCCATCTGATCCAGTACCTGCTCCAGACTGATTTCCACTCTGACCGCCGCCTCCGCCACCTCCTCCGCCAGAGGTTCCTGGGTTTCCTGAACTACCATCATTCCCAGGATTTCCATCATTGCCTGTTCCTGCCGCACCCGCATTACCTGCCGCTCCTGCATTGCCACCAGCACCACCAGTGCCAGCATTGCCGCCTGTTCCAGCATTACCTCCTGCGAAAGAAGCTATAGTTCCATCTTCTCCGTGAACAATTGTAGTTGCATTACCTGCACTGCCACTTGAACCTGGGTTACCGTCTGCTCCTGTGCTACCTGAATTTCCTGTATTACCTGCTGAACCAGTATTTCCAGCAGACCCTGAACCTCCTGTACCACCTGAACTCCCTGAACTTCCTGCTGAAGCTACCCCGCCAGCGCCACCGCCTCCTCCGCCACGACCACTCGTTCCTGCTGTAGGAGGATTAGAGCCGCCTTTTGTTGTTGGATTTCCAGGGGAATAACCAGCCGCACCTCCCTGACCCCCAGGACCACCTGCTCCTGCTGGAGAAGTTGCTGACCCTCCTGTACCGCCCGCACCACCTGCATTAGGGTAAGGATGTCCTGTCGAACCCTGCCCACCGGGATCAGCAGGACCAGGACTACCAGATGTCCCACCACCACCGCTGGCGACATTACCAGCATAACCACCAGTCCCATAATTACCTGCTGATCCTCCTGAACCTCCTGCCCCTGCGGCCCCTGCTGCCCCTGCACTACCTCCATTACCAGAATTTCCAGGGTTTCCCGAATTTCCTGCCTCGCCCGTAGCACCTGAATTACCAGCATTACCAGCAGAACCTGGCGCACCCGTACCTGTAATTGTTACATAAGTAACACAAGGAGGTAGTGTAAAGGTTCCTGAACTATTAAAAGTTTCAGAACCTCCAGGTCTTACTGTAAGTTGTTGCTGAAACCCTAGGGGCATTAGGCTGCTACAGTTGCTGCCGCCAGGAACGATGAAGCCATATAAAATTGACTTCCACCATCGACAGTAAACATTGTGAGAACATCTGTTCTTCCATCAGTGTCCGCTAAACCTAAGGTAACTCCACCAGCAGTTAAAATTATTGGGTCGAAAGATATAGACGCTGCCGCTGTTCTACGAATTATCATAGTGATATCTTGCGCTCGACCATCCGGGGCAACATTTGAAAAACTTATAGAGCAATCATTTAAAAATGTAAGATCGTGGACATTTCCCAAAGCACAGTCAATAGTATGAGTACCAGAAGAAACAGAAGCTTCGACTGTCTGTTGCTCATAAATAAAACCCTTAATTCTAGTAGTGTCATTTCCCGCATCTACTTTTAATATGTCTGTAATGCTGGCCGTTTCAACTCTGAAATCGTGATCCGCACCCTCTTCATTAAATACTGTTTCTGCACCGCTAAAATACATCCTGTTCACGCCTTCAAAGATGTATTGCCAAGCTGGGGTACTATGATCGTATTGAATTTGTCCTGCACTATTTGAGCCAGGATCGCCGAACATTATATATCCATGTTTATCAGCAGGAGTAAGAATACTTAAACCAGCGTGGTCTGAATTTTCTATTACCAATTCATCAGCTAAAACATTAGCAGTAACTGATCCCGCATCTCCTTTTTCAATATGAGCTAAAGATACTACAGTTAATTCATTTATTTTAAATTCATCCACAGAAGTCGCAGCAGTAATCCCTGTTAAATTACCACCTCCCCCATAGAACTCTGACGCAGAAACATTACCACTAAACTCTGCTGCTGCGCCTGAAACCTTTGTAGTAAACGATCCTGTAACTGCTACAAGATTAGTAGCGCTAATGCAGGCTGAAAATGAACCAGTGGCTCCATCTACATCTCCAGTAAGATTACCTGTAACATCGCCTGTAACATCGCCTGTCAAATCGCCAGTAACATCGCCAGTAACGTCACCTGTTACATCTCCTGTTAAAGCTCCGTCAAATGTAGTTGCACTTACAATGCCACTAAACTCTCCAGCTACACCCGAAACCTTAGTAGTAAAAGAGCCTGTTGAGGCCACAAGATTGGTAGCGCTCACACAAGCAGAATAAGAACCAGTGGCTCCATCTATGTCACCTGTAACGTCACCTGTTAAGTTGCCATCAAATGTTGCCGCACTTACAATTCCACTAAATTCACCTGCTACGCCAGAAACCTTAGTAGTAAAAGAACCTGTGCCTGCGACAAGATTTGTTACTGAAGCACAGGTGGGAACCTTTAAATTGTTAGCTGTAAATGAAGTAACTGAAGTAGCGCCTGTAATTCCTGTTAAATTACTACCTCCACCATAAAATTCAGAAGCACTAACATTGCCACTAAACTCTGCCGCTGCACCTGAAACCTTGGTGGTAAAAGAACCTGTAACTGCTACAAAATTGGTTGCACTAACACATGCAGAAAATGAACCTGTAGCCCCATCAATATCACCAGTTACATCTCCTGTAATGTTTCCTGAAACGTCACCTGTTACATTTCCAGTAACATTACCTATTAATGCGCCATCAAAGGTAGCAGCACTTACTGTCCCACTAAATTCTCCAGCTACTCCAGATACCTTAGTCGTAAAAGAGCCTGTCGCACCTACAATATTAGTTGCACTAATACATGCTGAATAAGAACCAGTGGCACCATCGACATCACCTGTTAAGTTTCCTGTTACATCGCCAGAAACATTTCCTGTAACATCTCCTGTCAAAGCACCATCAAAAGTCGTAGCACTAACTATTCCTGAAAACTCTCCAGCTACACCAGAAACTTTAGTAGTAAAGGAACCTGTGGAAGCTACAAGATTGGTGGCAGAAATACACGCTGAGAAAGAACCTGTAGCTCCATCTATGTCACCTGTTACATCTCCTGTTAAAGCTCCATCAAAAGTATTTGCTGATACTACCCCTGAAAATTCTCCAGCAACTCCTGAAACTTTAGTGGTAAAAGAACCTGTAGCAGCAACTAAATTTGTTATGCTGGCACAAACAGGAACAAGGAGGGTATTAGCTGTAAAATCTGTTACCGAAGAAGAACCAGTAGCACCTGAGGTACCATCCAAAACTGAAGTAGCATCACAAAAGAGAACCATTGTAGTTCCCTGCACCACTGTAGTACCATTAGTTTCTGAAGAAGTCTTAACCTTAAGAGTAAAACTTCCTGTAGTGTTATTAAAAACTTGGTATCGGCGAGACTTAATGGGAACATGGACAGCAATATTACCTGTCAATTCCCCTGTATAAATGTGATTTGCGTTAAGAGCTTCAGCATCTGTTAGTGAAACATTAGCGGAGCCTGCTACAGACTTACTTAAAGTACCAGCAACAGCCGTATCAAAGCTGTCAGCACCCGTATTTAACGTGGTACCCCAAACATTTTCTGAAGCGCCTGGAGTAGGTTTTTCAATAACTAGATTAGTTGTATTTGCCATTTATCCAGTTAGAACAAACATTGGGTCTAAACTACCAGGTTCTTCTACCTTCATTAGTATTTGATCATCATTCATGATAACAAGCATAACTCCTTTATACAAAAATCTGGTCCCGGTGTGCTTTCCATAACAAACATAATCTCCCACTGAACACCACGGTCCCTTGGGGAATCTATCTTTATCTTGATAGGAGAGATCGCCCAACAAAACAACGCGACCTACTGTTGTAAGATATTGTACATCATCCCTAGCTTTATCAGGAAGGATGATGCCTCCTTTTGTTGTAGACCTAATGGCTACCGGCCTAATAAGAATACGATAATTAGGTAGGCTTGGAAGTGGAGAGGGGTCTTTTATCTTGTCGTCGGTAATCCATTGATCATTGGTGACAGCGCCACCCATATGAGCATGTTGCATTAGTCTTCCTCTTCCTCTTTAAGATACTTCTTAAGTTCAGTGTTGACAATTCCTGCGGCCATATCAAGACCATACATTACGCCAACTAAATTCTTATAGTCAGCATAAGTCTCAGAGGCACCAGAAGCCAAGGTATCTTTTACTTGTTCCTTGGCATCATCAATACCTCTAAGAATGTCGTCGGTAATCAATTCCCTTTAGAGGAGTAGACACCGTGACGGGCGCGCTCTTGGCCTGTATGCTCATAAGCCCAACCAGGACCGCCGCGCTCCAAACCTCGTTTTACCCTGTGAGACCACTGGTTCTCAGGAATTTGTGACCAACTAGAAACCTTAGCCTTGTTGCGTTTCTTAGGCCCCGAAATCATATTAGCTTTCATTAGTTCCTCCGTTTCTTGCGTTTACGCCTTAACTTACCATCACCTTCTTCTTCAATCAAGTAAAGAACCTGCATATGCTTCTGAGCTTTCTTCTTGTCCCCGTGGGTTCCCTTCACCTGACCTGACCTCGTATTCAAAACAACGTACTTATCACCACGCTTCTTAATAGCGTATGGCACTTACTCCTCCTTTAGTCGATTGACTCTTCTAAACTCTCAATTACTTTCCCAAAATAATCTTTAGCATCAGACCTTTTTTTACTTTGCGCGTCTTCAGAACCCCATCTCCATTCACCAACAAAATTTTCTCCCGTCATCCCTTTTTTATCTAGAATGTGTTGCATCATAAGTTTAGCGACTTTCTCATAATTTTCAGTTTCTGCACTTAAATCTCCTGATCCACCATAATCATATTTAGCATCATAATCTTGTTTTGCAGAACCTTTACCATATTTAGCTTCATATACAGTTATTTGATTTTCATCTACTCCACCCTCTTTACTTCCCCCTCCATGAAGCAAAAATAAATCAGCTTGTTTTTGCATCTTTTTTAAATAAGCCATCAATTTTCCATCTGGGTCAGCATTTTTAATTCTTTTATGCAAAGGATTTTTTTCATCTAAAGCAGTATCAATTAAACCTTTAGTTATTTGAGCAGGTCCATAAGCTGCAGAACTTGATCCTTCAACTACTGTTCTAATATAGGGATCAGAAAAAGAACCTGTTTCAGCTTCACTTATTGCTGTATAAGCATCATCTACTGATAAATCATCATCAATTTCTCTAGCCCAGGATGGTTTACGGACAGGAAGAGGAGGAAGAGAAGCTTCTTCAATTGGCTCCATGTCTGGTTTGGGAGGGGGAGGTAGGGGAACTTCGGCTCTGTAAGCAGCTTCCTCGTTAGCTAGGTCTTCAGCATACATTTCGGCTGGATCAAGTTCTTTTACTTCTGGTGAAACAGGCGCTTCGCCAACTGCCTCACCGGCTGCTCCAACTGCTGGTTGTATATCAGGCTGTAATTCACCTGTAGTTATATCTTGGGCAACAGCTTCACCAGCGGCTGCTATGGCTTCCTGTACTGGTTCCTCTTCTACTTCAGGGAAGAAAGGAGATTGAGTCCCAGCATAGGCTTCTACTTCCTCTCTTGCTGCTTGCCGTCTTGCCTCAACGTCGCCGCCATCATCATAGTTCATGATCTTTTCTTGGAGAGCGTAAAAAGTGGGAGCATCTTTAATTTGTATTTCGCCACCTTCTGCACCCTTGAAAGCTTCTGGGAAGGCTTTAAATAGTTCGCTGTCTTTACTAAATGTTATTTCCATATCCTTGGCTAAAGCAGCCACAAATTTTGCGTACTCAATGATGAGTTTTGTTTTTCTGTCTTCAGCATCTTTCATTGCATTATAGCCTAAGGTAGCGCCATCCTTCATAGCTATATTCTGAACACGCTGCTCTTCGATATCCAGTTTGCGATTATCCAGAACAATCTTGGCAGCCTTTTGTGTGGCATCCACTTGAGCTTCTTGCGCTCTGAGTTGAAGATCGCCCTTCTGCAATTCTAGAGATTGTTGCTCAACTGAACCTTGTTGCTGTCCAACTGCAGCCATTTGCGCCATCTGTGTTAACTGTTGGGCTGCTTGAGCTTGAGCAAACTCATTTTCAGAAGCATCTTGTCCGACCATCGCTGACATCTCTTCCTGATACTGGAGAAGCATATGTTCCGATATATTAGCTTGAATAAGGGGAGCCATCTGAGGGAACACAGGATTTTGCTGTTGTGCTGGATTATTCAAGAAGGCATTCTTAAAGGTGATGTGTGCCTGATGATTCTGTCCTGGGAAAGCTTTAATGGGTTGACCCTGAGACACAGAGATGATATCAGCCATAGGACTCTGAGGTTGCGGCTCATGCGGAGGTGGCATCAGGCGATCTGCATTTTCAATGTTGGCCGATTCAAGGATCATCCTGTGTACTTCACGAATATCGTAAGTTCCGGCAGGAGCCTGAGAAGCCAACTGAAGTGCCATTTGAGCCAGGGCAAATCTGTGAGTGGCAGAAGGAATGTTGGGATCAGATACGGGAAGAACATCTATGCGCCCATCGAAATCCTCCTTGAATACTTCTATGCTGTCATCAGCAACATCCATGCCCATAGAGGGTGGAAGGAACTCATAGTTGACTCGCGCTAAAACCCTAAATTCATCACGCTGGCTCTTGTGGAGACGCTTATGAATAGCCGTAAAGAATTTGGCCGACTGTTCAATAAGAGCCATAGTGGTGCCAACAGGACCATAGTTACTACTGTCGGCAATCACTTGTTCTGTCGTGTCCGCAAACTTTTGACCTGCACGGGTAACAAAGTCCAACATGTTATACAGAGTCTGACTCGGCTCCTTGTAGGGAAGAGCATAAAAACTCTTGTCCAGTTGTTGGCCAGTGCTTTCAACTTCGCGCCACTCACCAGGACCTATGGGGTCTTGGTCTCCAACAATTCTAACGCCCCTTGCCTTGAAACCGCCAGGAAGATTCGCAAACTGACCGGCATCAATAAGCGCCCTCATAGCCGCCGTAGCAGTAAGAGTTAGGTTACCGAGAAAATGTATATAACCGAAGCCGTAAAAACCAAATCCTGGTACAAACTGATAGTGAACAAAATGTTCCAGGCGAGTATATTGCGGGTCATCTTCTTCCCAATTTCTCCTAATAGAGAGACATTTTCCTGAATCTTCTTCAACGGTGACAATATAAGGTGCAGCAACAGGGGTTTCAAAGTCTCCTCCCAACTCTAGATAACAATGTTGTTCCAAGAGACAATACTGGGGATCATTAGAAGAATCATAAGAAAAACCTAGAATCTCATCCATCTTAGCCGATATATCAGTACGCTCTTGCTTATTGGGTTCTCCAAGATCGCAATCACGATACATATCAGCAGCAATATCTCTCTGAAGATCATTAGCCGATCTATAAATTACATGTGTGTAGCGATCTGCCCTCTTAAGATTGGGAGCATTAAACGGAACATAAAATTGATCTACAGAAACAAACTCGCAGGTGGGTCTTGCAGATGCAGCATCAAAGTACACTTTCTTGAATGCAGAACCAAAGATAGGAAGTTGAAAAAGAAGACGCTCGAATTCATCGAAATACTCAGGCATCATCTCTGAGATTTCATAATTCATAAACTCTTTTACACGCTTGGCCTGGGCTTCCTTGTCAGGAGTCACCTTACCAATTATCTGGGTTTTAACTGGACCCTTAGGAGGAAAAAGTTCCTGAGAAGCCTTGGATTGAAACTTGACTGCGTTCTCTATTATAAGAGGGTGGACAGCAGTACACGCTCCCTCGAAAGGTTCACTCGTTTCTTGCAGCTTAAGACCAAGAAGTTCAAAGCCTTGCTCAAACATTTGTTCCCAATCTTGACGGGAATCTTTATCGTCTTGATATTTTTCAGAAACTAATTGAGATATATCTTCCAACTCTTGCTCATCCATGTGGAGCGCCAAGTTGTCAGAGTGAGCTACAATTTGTTCTTCAGGTTCAACATACTCTTGTGCCTCACCTTCAATTACTACAAATTCTGTGTCAGCCAATTTAAATCCTCCAGTAACCTACAACGGCTTTCTTTTTGGGTATATCGAAATCAGGATCATGGGGATGCTCCAACCTCCAAGACTCTTTCATCCACAAAATAGCCATTGTCATAGCATCAACTTGGTCATCGTATCTCGCTGTCGGAAAACCCCCACTTTCCATTATAAGCTCCTGCGCCCATCCCTTATCTGGAACCCAAATACGTCCCGATTCCAAAAGGGGAGTAGCAGCATTCACTCTGCTTACTTTATCACGATCTGGAGTGTATTCCAAAATAGGAAGTCCCGCTCTTCTTAAGTCCTGAATAAGAGATTGTCCTGATGCTTTCTTTTCAATTAAGACCATATCAGGTTTATGCTTGTCAAATAAGTCCTGTGCTGTTGATCTAAGCTCAGGATATTCCAGGCGCTCCCTTACATTAGATAGTAGCACCAAGTTTGCAATCCACCTTTCCACCCCCTCAGAATCTTTTTCCATAATTTCAAAGATGCCCCAGGTCTGCATGACAGAATAGTCGGCGGTACTCCTCTTGGAGAAGGCCGTATCCATCGTCTGAAGGATGTAGCTACACTCAGGGGGATCATCCTCATCCCATATTCTGAACCAATCCTTTTTTATGAGGCCACCTTCTTGGGGTTGGGGGTCTTGCATATAGAGGCTTTGCCAATATTGAGCGCCATTATTCCTCTTTATTTCATCTTCTTCACCCTTTAAGATGACATCAGGTTTCCACTCAGGAAAATAGCTGCTCCCTACAGGAAGTTGAAGAAGCTTGGCCGAGCTTTCATCCACCCAAGCAGGAATCTTTAAGATGTCCCATTCACCCTCATTAGCATTAGAAAGAAGCCACCCCGAAATGTCATCTTCATGATATCGCGTATTAATTACCACTATGGCTCCTCCAGGCATGATGCGTGTCCTTAGACCTGAGGGATACCAATTCTTTATGTATCTGCGTCCCGCTTCCGAGAAGGCATCCTCTTCAGACATCACATCATCAAGGATGGCTACATGAGCGCCACGACCTGCAATCTGAGTCTTTACACCTGCAGCAAAGTAGGTTCCCCCTTGATTGATCATAAACTTACCGGCACTACGCACATCTGATCTAACTTTGACATCAGGGAATATAGATTGAAAAGTGGGTGAACCTATGAGATCGCGAACACCACGACCAAAGTCAGTGGATAGCTGATCCGAGTGAGACACAGTAAGAATTTCTCTTTGAGGATACTGACCTATGTACCAAGCGGGAAACAACTTTGAACAAAGGAGAGACTTGCTGCTACGAGGAGGAAGAAACACCATAAGACGCTTGAGGTTGCCATCCCCTATTTGCTGCAACTTGTCCGAAATTACTTTTATGTGCGCGCCCATCTTGAAGTCATGCACTAACTCAGGCGACACCAGCTTCACAAAAGATAGAAAGTCGGTCCTACTTTGATGTAAAACCAGATAGACTAACTTGTCACGAAGTTCATTTTCCGCCGTCAACAACCTTAAAGCCTATGACTTCTGCAAGACGATGAATATCCTTTTTGACCTCTTCAGGTTCTTCGCCTTTGGTGAGTTGGGTAACCTTCTGCTCTGAGCGATCAACAAACATTCCCAGGTGCTTACCTACTGACTCCATTGCCCTGTTGGCGTTGGTATAGTCGGACTCCTGCATAGCAGCGTCATATACCTCCATGATTTTGTCGATCACCTTTTCTGCATTCACCTTTATATCTTTCAAAGCTTGCTCCCTTATTTCGTTAATCCTCATTTGGATTAGGGGTTTTTCAAGCAGACGATTTGCCCCAGCTTTAAGATACCTACTTTTGTATCCTGACACCTTAAATGCTTGTTCAGGATCGCCCGTCTTCATATACTCAAGACAGAACTTTTCTTGGCGTGGAGTAAGACCCCCAAACTCCCATATCTTTCGTTGGCTTGGGTTTTCCAACACACCTTTTCTCCTAGCTAATTCAGCCCTCAGGTGAACAACATCTGATCCACTTGGTTTACTTCTTCCCTGCAAAAGAAACTTGTAATGCTCTACAAGTTCCCCCACAGACAATTTACCATATTTAAGATGCGGTCTCATCTATCACATTATGTAGGTGAATCCCTACTTTAGCAAGCCTTGCAGCATCAGTAGTTCGCCATTGTCTTGTTTCACTTTTATCCACACCATAAATTTTTACGCCTAGGGGTTCAAGACCATCTCTTATGCGTAAAAGTTCTGACCGCCAATTGTAGCTAGTGGGGAGCCTCTTCTCCTTTACCGCTTGATCCACATTAAATTGGTCAGCACTGGGAATACAGAACCACTGGATCATCTGTTCATAGGTTCCCTCGAAAAATGCGGGTTGACCCTTATCCTTTAGGTGCGCCAAGGTCTTCATTATAGTGCGCGCCAGATAGTTAGTCTCCACCAGATAGCCCGTACCAGCAATGCGGTTCTCATTATATATACGGGTGAACTCTCCCGGCTCCCATCCCAGGTGTTCTGCCGCTGCCTCTACCCATTTGGTGACCTCATTGAAACCCCTAGTCTCACCTATCTTTATGGTATCAATATTGCGATGACAAGCCACCAAGGCATCCAGAAGACCGCCAAGAATTTCAGCATTATCCTTAGCGAAATTTCTCTTCACTTCAGATATCCCCTTCCCATTCTTCTCATCTGGTATCTTATCCAGATGGAGACTTATGACTCTTCTGGCCATATCATCCCGATTAACCAAGTTGGGAATACCATTAAGAATTACTGGGCGAGTTACAGTATACTGATATAGTTCCCCGTTGGTGTACAGGGAGCGCTGAGATACAGATAATCCCGTGCTTAATTTACATAGAGAATCAGATATATCCCACTTAAGACCAGAGATGTTGTCAAAAGCCAAAAGATGCCTGTGTCGGGCGGTTGTTCCAATATCTGATTCCTTCTTTGGTAGAGATGCAGGAGTATCATCATGGGGGTCAAGTAAAGACATCAAGATATCTGATAAAGTAGTCTTACCTGAACCCTGCTGCCCAGAAATTACCAGTATGGGATACTCTTTCTCATCACGCAATACTGAAAGCATGAATCCTACAAGAAGCTTCCACTGATCTTCATCACCATAATTTATGTGTTTCTTGAGAAGCTCCAGGTTTCCGCCCTTTACAGGATCAGGATAACTACTTACAGACATTTCGCGCACCAGGGGAACCTGCTTGGGACATTCATCCTCCAGGCTCCAGCCATCACGAGACACCTTTATGTAGCGCCACTTCTTGTCACACATACTAAACCATGTATTCTTCTTGTATTGCTTTACTCTTACTGAGGGATTCAACTTGGGACTTGTTAGGCACTTGCCCTTGAACCAATCCACTATTGCTTCTGTTGAACTTTTAGGTGGAATATCATTATGCATATTATAGTAGAAGTTTTGTACAAAGGCCCTAAAGGTTGAGCCTTGCAACTTGGTTATTTGGGTCCTACTTTCCCAGGGAAAGCGAACATAGAGCATTTCATCGCGTGACTGAAACAAAGAGATACGGCTTTCTATTGCTTCTACGGTACGGGTGGTCATATTAGGCATTGTAATTCCTTTCGGGTTGTGTTAAAACTACTGGGCAGAGGAAAGAAGCGCCGCTAGTTGGGGACCCGCCGGAATCATCCGGGAAGTTCTTGGCTGGCGGCGTTCCTTTTGGGGCCAACTGGGCGCTTGGTGGGCGCTTGGGTGGGCGGATTTCAGAGGAGATTTACCTTTGGTTTCAACGAGTTGGGCGAATTGGGCGGATTGGGCGCTATAAACTCTCATTTCCTGACCATAGCACTGCACGACACCGCTGTCTATATATAATTTACTTTTAAAAGAAAACAGCGCCCTATTCGCCCTATTCGCCCAGGGCATTGATATTAAAGGGAAATTAGAAAAATGAATCGCCCAGGTATCGCCCACCTTCGCCCAGGTAGCGCCCATGACCATATGTTTTGTGGGGACATTTGTGATTCATGTGAGAGGGGAACTCGCGACAAGACCCTAAAAACTTGTCTACTGGGCCACCCGAAAAGAACCAGGAGTTCAACCCCCTCACCCAGCCACTATGAACTATAAATTGTGGGAAGTCAATAAAAAATTTTTGGGGTAGGGACCCTAGGTCGAAAAATTGCTCATCTTCCGTCTATCCTATCTATACCTATAAGGGCTTGCTTTCTTCCTTTTTTCCTCCCCCCTCTTCGTATATAGGCCTATTCCAGTACATTAAAAGCACGGCCTAAGCCTTTGAAAACAAAAGAAAAACCCCGCCCAGCACATTGGCCAGACGGGGCAAGTATTAGTCGGGGAAGTAGCTATTGCTTTTGGATGAGACGCAACGTATCGCGCAATTGCAATAGGTTGTCCGTAAGCACATTAGTCCAGGCTTGATCCACGTTAAGGCCGCTATTGTCCGCTTCCCACTGGGCACGCTCGCGTTCGGTTTCAGTTTGGCGGTAGACCTTGAGTAGTGCGAGGTAAGCAGTCTTGTTTGTCGTCTCTGCGGTGTTCCAGGCGTCAGTTACTTGCAACATGTTAAACACTCCTATTCGGATTTAAGGGTTGCCCCGGCCCGATGTACTGAGCCGGGGCAATAAGGGATTTAGAGAATGCTGGCGGGGTTGATAGCGGCCTTAGCGGCCTTGTTCTGCTTGGCCTTGCCCTTGTTCCACTCCACTTGCGCTTCGCCGGTCGTCCAGTTCAGGCGGGACTTGTTAAGCGAAATATTGCTGGATTGCATACCGTGAATTACCAAGCCCTTTACATGGAACGGGACATTAACCCACGGGTCATTGACGGTGATTGCGTTCTCATCCACCTGGAAAACGATAGTATACTTTCCGGTTGAGCTTGGAACACCGGCAATCGCCTTGACCAATGCAGTGTTAGTCGCGGTAGTAATAGACTTCGCCATGATTAAGTTCCTCAGATAGTTGGTGGGCACCCGGTTCATCCGGCGGCCTCGCTTTCCATTGTACCAATCCCCGCCACAATGTCAAATATCGACGCAACCCATTGATTTTGTTGGGTTTTTCCCTGGTAGAACAAAGCCAGAACACCACCATTTGGCCCTGATTTCCAGCCGTTCTCTTTTTGTTCTTTCCGGTTTCATCTTTCGCGCATCAAAGAAAGACATAAGACAATCAAAATCAAACTATTTTCATTGAGGTGAAGTGGACAAAGAGGGAACATCGGCCTTGTCAAGAGGGAATTCCCTAGGAACAAAACGTGAACTAAAGTGAAACAAGAGGTGAACATGGGGTTTGTCAACCCTAGCTAGACTGGCCCCGCAAGATGCAAGGGCCTACTTGACCAACTTATTCTTCGCACGAAAGTAAGTGTGTACTTCTCCTCTTTTAATGCTCCTCTTCCCTTAGACAAGGTAGAAGCCAGACACACTTAAGAGGGCGACCCTCGATTTGACAACCCTCGCCGATGCTGCTACCATCCTCCCCGTCGCCACCGAATCCGCCGATCAAGTAACCCTTTCAACCCTTTAGCGGCGACCAAGGAGAACCTTATGATTGTATTAGATTACCCAACAAAGAAAATCCTAAAAGCTTCAATCGGACAGCCTTTACGGTGCATTGAAACCTCTATGTTTGGCCCCGAATACCTCAGTAATGGCAGCCTAACAGGCTGTAATAGGCCACATATCACAGGGCATAAACGTGAATTCTTTGCAACAGTCACCATGCAAGATGATCTCATTAAGGGAGTAAAATGATGGCTTACACCAATTCTCAGAATATGAACTTACCTGAGCATGAAGAGGCCCAAAGAGCTTTTGCTAATGCTTTAGATACAGGACGTCTATCCCTCAAGCAAGGTGCTTGGAACTATGTAGGTAACTATATGTACATGGGGCCAAGTGCTGCGAACCCCAAGAGTGATGCCTTCAAGCATAAGGTAACCCGAGAATATTTATGGCCACCTCGGGGGCACTCTCGCAACCTAACTTGGGAACATGAATACAATGGGTAAATACTACCCCCTAAACACAGACCACTGGGAGCAAGAGCAATGACTTGGATACCAATAGCTCGCACCACAAGACCACCAGAGCGTAATCACGACATACCATTACGCCCTATAATTTGGCAGCAATTAAGCTCTATTCCCTTTAAGCAGCTTGAAATTCTATACGATGAAGGGAATTTAGTAGTGGCATCGAAACTTGAGGAAATTGATGGTCAACCACACAGAATTCTTGTGGCTAAATCTACTTCTTCAAGTCGCATTACGATAAAACCCTATCAAGGAAACAAATACCCTAAGGGATATTTAACCCTTGACCATGCACAACGTAAAGAACGCAAAACAAGTGAAAGGAAACACAATGCAAACTCATAGAATCGGTGGACGTAACGTAGTTGACTCAACTAGGTCTATCCAAATCGAGATCACAGAACAAGATACTCAACTTGCCAGTCGCAAAGATCACGGCAACTGTGCAGTAGCAAGAGCCTGTATGAAGCAAGAAGGTACAGACGCTATTGTACATATCTCAAGAGTATTCTTGAAGATGAAAAACAAGGATATTTGGGTACGTTACATCGTAAAGAACGACCTGCGTACTGAGATAGTTTCCTTTGATCGAGGTGGAAATTTTGAGCCTGGAATCTTTAAGCTTCACCGAATTCAGCCCGCCCAGAAGCTTGGCATTAGTCACAAACGTGCATCTGGTCCAAGAGTGTCGAAGCGTAAAGCACCTACAACCTTACATGGGGTTCGTAAGTTGGGCTCTCGCGGAACCGGCACAGTAGGCAACGTAAAATAGCGAAGAGGAGGTAAACCTTATGCTTAAACTCTCTCAAATAATCCCGTTTCCTGACGCACCACAAGAATGGGAAATAACCCGAGATTGTCCCTTGTGTGAAGGCTATAAGGTTCAAGAAGAAGTTAATACTGGTGTGGATAGCAACGGGCCCTATGTTTTCTATGATGCATCCGAGTGTGACAACTGTGATGATGAGGGACACATCACTCCTTACTATCTACCTAAAGATAGTTATGACAGCATAGAAGATGTCCGACAAGACTATCCAGACGCTCATGTAACCCTAATCCCAAAGGAGAAATAGCGATGCCGGGACTAGATTACGAATCAACCAGCTTAAGCGATGAGCAACAATACGCAATTCATCAGCGGTCATATGCTTCTAGTGAGCCAAGGATTAATGATGAGTTCCCTAGGTTTAAATCTGTGAAGATTCTAGACCAGGAGACAGGCTACATAATAGAGTATAAAAAGGGTATTAAAAAGATATCCTTGAACCCCAGTGAGCCTGTATTAGACGTAGTAGGAGAAGGCTACAAGCTGATTCAGCATGAAGACCTGTACAACGCCTACTATAATGCGCTTAGAGAGAAAATACCTTACGAATATTGGTATAATGTTGAAATCTCAAAGCGCTTTAGCTCTAGCGGAATATTGATGTTTGTTCTCTTCAAATTTCCGACCCTATTCACTGAATATACTATCTCCAACTGGAGAGATGACCTACCACCCAGATCAGTACGCCGAACCTTCCACGTTTTCCTTAAGAATAGCGTTGATGGTAGCAGTAGTGCTAGTGCTGGTGTTGGCCTCATGGATTTCTTCTGTGAAAACTTTGAGATGGGCGGCGAATGGGAACTATTTCGTAGAAGGCATACATCAGGGTTTAGACTAGATGATTTTGTATCACCGCAAAAAAACTATATATCTAGCTTTGAACAGATGCGGCTCAAGCATGATCACCAGATAAACACCTCTTGTGATGATGTAGCAGTCATTAAATATCTTGAGCATAATCCTTCATGGACTAGAAGAGTAGTCGATGATGAAGGCCGCCCCTTAGAACACGCTGATGGTACTCCAGTCATTGAGCTTAACAGGCCAGGAACCAAACTATTTGAACAGTGGAGACATGAGTCACATATGCGAGGCAATAATCTCTTTGCTTTGTCATCAGCACTCACCTTCTGGTCCTGTCATGACTCAGACAATTTTGCTGTTAGGCGTTCCAAAGGGATAAAGAATACCTTGAGAGTTCTCTTGGACAGACAAAGCACGGTGCAAAGATTGTTGCAGAAAACACCCTTTGTAAAAGAAACTCCATCCGTAGCAGCTTAGGCCGCGATGAGTCTCCTGGGGTATAGCTGGTATCCATAGGAATATTTAGTTCGCGGCCCTGATTATCTAGGTATATACCCTACAGATAATCAGATAATAGGCTAGATATTCTAACCAAGCGGAGGTGATGTGGGCAGTCTCGACAGCCAAGGTGATCTCGTATGTAAGATTACCAAGCCCACCCTAACCCTAAAGGGGACCAAACATGAATGATTATATTTTAGCTGGCCAAATACACCCTGCGCGTCTTGCTACATGGAAACGTAGTGCTGAATGGTCTGTACCTGCTACACTGATAATTGCGGGTACAGTGATCGAATCATCACTTGTCAACCAAATAAAAACACCCGAGAAAAAGTATAAGCAGTCTAGCAAAAAGAAAGCTGTGTCCAAGCCCTGGAAATGGGATTCTCGCGTTAGCTATGAAGAGAAAGAATATATGCGAGAACAACTTAGCCAACTAAACATAAGTATACCTCGTATCGCTGAAATGAGTGGGACTAGCCAGTCAAGTATTTATGCTATGTACAGTAGTGAGGGACAATATATACGAAATAGAAAAACCACGTTTAATAAATTGTATAAAACATTCTGGCAAATAAAACCCTTTAACCCTAACCAGGAGGCATCATGAAATACAAAAAGCAGGGCCACCTATTGCAACTAGGAACCAACACCAAGCTAAACAAGAGTGGTGATGAGTGGCTTATTGCTGGTCTATCCTTAGCCCCTAGCGATATAGCAGGTAAAGGCTATCGTGTTTGCACCCATGAACATGTAGCTGGATGCGTACAGACTTGTCTATTCTATGCTGGTCGAGGGGCTATGAAGTCAGTCCAACAAGCGCGCATCAAG